GAAGCGCAGCCCAGGAGTTGTTGAAAGGAAAGGTTCCGATCGAAAAGCTCTTGATGAGCAAGCAACTCGCCTCGGCGTACAAGGGTCCTCAGGCCCACGTGGCCGTACGGGACAAGATCAAGGGGCGCGCGCCAGGGTCCGAGCCGCAGCAGGGTGATCGGGTCGCCTTTGTTATAGTAAAGGGCGATGGAAAGATGTACGAAAAGGCTGAGGATCCCACGTGGGTCCAAGAAAAGGAAATTCAGGTTGATTACCAGTACTATTTTTCGAACCAGTTCAAAAAGCCCGTTCAGGACTTGCTCGAGCCTCTCGTCGATGCGAACATCATTTTCGATAAGCGATTCATGGTCAAGACCGCGAGCTCTTCCGAAATAGAAGCTCGTAAAGATTTCCTTGCTCGATTCGGAAAGAGTTTAAAAGGGTAATGCTCTATAATAATATGGAGGAGCGCATCCTCGAAGTCGTAAGAACTGAGATAGCTCGTCAAAGAGAGCTCGAAAACAGAGCCATTTTCGAAAAGATTTCAACTTTGTACGATATTCCTGTAGAACGTCTTGTCAAGGATGCGAGGGGCATCGAAACTCCCTTTTGCAAGGGTATCCTCAAAAGCCACGAGCGCTGTCTCAAAAAGCCAAAAGAGAATGGATACTGCGGTTTTCATCAAAAGCAGGCTCCGAAGCAGGCCGAAACGGTCCGGCCTTCCGTGGAAGAGCCTCCTCCTCCATGGGCTACTTAGAGATTTAGGACCTTTTTCATCTAATGGATAAATCAAAGATTCTTCTCGCAAGTCTTGAACGTTTCTATGAAATTTCCGAGAATAAAACTCAACTTCATGAGATTCTCGGTCGCGGAAACGTTAAAGGTCCTTCTCTTCGACGGCTCGAATGGTTCGTTACCAACTACGCCAAGACCGAGCACGTTACATACACGGCCCCGAATGGCAAGATGTTCACGGTCCATGTAGCCTACAAATCAAGTTTGGACGGCTACAGCAAAAAGCTGTTCGATCCATTCTGTCGAACGGCCCGCATAGAATTTCAGGGACTAACGACGACGGTCGCCCAACTAAATTTTATTCGATGGTGCATAACAAACGGTATTATAGACCATCTCAAGCAAATGCTAACCGCGCAAACCCCCGTTCAAATTCAAGAACAGTGTAGCCATAGTAAAATAGATAAAATTGGTAGCCCTGAGTTATTTGGGTCGAATATGACGGGTTAAACGTAAGAGTTAGTAAACTTGTCTGTGTGTTTAATTTTGAAAAATTAAGAAATCCTCCTTGATTGTACTCGGATGGACTGAGTCCAAACGAGTACATGTAGATATTTCGGGAAGGGGTCGATAGTCCGTGCTCCATCGGTTGTTTAAATGCATAATACAAACTTCCCTGGAAAGTACTAGAAATATCGACATTGTTTAAAGTAATTTTCGCGGTTCCTATAGGATCCACGAAATTAACAGGAACATTATTGGAAGATGCGAAAGCTACGTTAACGCCCGTCTTTATGTATGAAGTACTGTACCCATAACTATAGCGACTATTTACATAGGCGCCACTTGGCTTTCCGCTCGAATCCGTAGTGCTTTCGTAATTTTTATTTCTAAAAAACCAAAACATACTCTGAACGGGAAAGTTGGCCGATAATTCCTGGACGGCCTGGCTCGTTCCTGCCCCAAAAGAAGTTGGCGACTCTTTTTTGACCCGAGGAACTATAAACCTAAGTGGAGTATTCTGATAATAAAGTTTTTCTTCATTTTCAAGTAAAATTTCTTCCGTTATCAAGGCTGGATTTGTAAAATCGAGTGTCGATGGGCTACTCGACCACCAACAGCTCGGATTGAACGTGAACCGAAGATATAGCCGCTGATTCCACATAGCACACATGGGAAAAAATGGTTTTCGCAATCTTTCTCGGCCCTTGTTTGAATGCGAATGTCGGCGGCAAAAAAAGAGCTCCAGGGGACAGACTATCGTTTGGGAAGTCGCGCCCGTTATACCCGAGTTGAAACCCCCAGCAATAGAATACATTCCTTTCTGCTCATCGGCATCCAGAAACATCTGGTCTCTGATTATGTACCAGTCATCATATAGAGTCTCAATGACCGTCTCATTTACCATAAAATCAACTTGGGATATAAGGGCCCGACCCAAGTTTTCATTCAAAGTATAACTCGTGGCCGGAATAGTGCATGTAAAATACATATTAGATATGAGATGTCCAAAATCCTGGGGGCGCAACTCGAGCATCACGGTCTGTCCCTGATAAGTTGTCAAAGAGGGAAGTGGTATAACTTTTTGGTACATTGAAAAGTTTGTATGTTGCTTAAATTTATTCTTCCACTGGGACTTTTCAACATCGTGCGATATCATGTACTTGTCTTGTGGCCCGACCGCGAAGAGGGACAGAACTGAACCACTGCTAAATCCCTTGTTTTTTAGGTCATTGTAATTGTGGACCTCCTCCGGTGGATCCGCAAGTTCTGTTCCGAGGTCCCTAAGGGGAACATATGTACTTTTAATTCTAGGATTTACATCGACGGGTTTGCGATTTTTCAAGTCGGAGGTGTAGAAATTTGCGGGAACAAACTGTATGCTATATTTTGGCTCAAAAATCATAGTCGGTGAACCCTTCAGGAAGATGGGCGCGTCCGTGTTGGCCGGAATACTCGAGTCTATGGGCATCAACCGGGCGATCGAATTCGATATCGTGGTTATAACACACGGGCCGATAGTCGGTAGACCGACGACATACCACCCGACCGCCGTTCCTTCCGGAGGAGGTGCGCTAAAAATAATCTGAGGAACGTGCTCCAGAACTGAAAAGTTTCCATAGACCGGCCCGGACCTTTGACTCGTCGGATTGGGAACTTGATTGGGCGGATAAAGAGTCGCTCCGATCGAATGATTCACGCCTTCTATAAACTGGTCCACATCTGACTGGAGCGTAAATTTCCAGTTGTACCTTTCACTCGAGCGTGAAGTAACAGAGGTCGACCCGGGTGTATTGCTCGAACTCGTTATCTGTATATTTCCGACTATCCCAAATATGCCTATGGCCGTCCAGCCACTCCCTAAACTGAAGCCTGGCCAGGGCGTCGTTGCATAGTACGTCACTTCTTGCTGACCAGTCACTTTATAAAACCCATTCACATTTATTGGTTGAAAAATAGGCGGAGGGTTGTTTGAAGTTGATCCGGGACCGGGAGTTAGCGTGGTCTTTACTGTATTCTGGACGGCCAAAGTCTGAGCTATAACTTTGGTTCCTCCTAACAGTGATATAATTTTGTTTTGAATATAGCGTTCTACATCCAAAATATGAGAATTGTTCAGTACGTCTATGGCATTTTTTTGCTCGTACTGCTCAAATTGGAACACCTTCGTGTACATCCTATATTTCGCTCAGATTATTCTTCCATAATTGAACCACGGTTGTTCCTTTGAGGGCCGCGCGGTCGCTCGCCCGTTTAGCTATCAGATCGAGAAGTTTCTGGACTTCTTCTCTGGTGTACTGATACGTCTTGATATCGAGGAGCTTTGGCCAGAGAGCCTCCTTGAACTGGGACCCCCGCAGTTGGCCGTGAATCTGCTCCAAAGGAACGTTCAGAACCTTGAGAGATCCCTCTATGACGCCCCGAATGAACCGGGCCTTTTCATTGAGCCAGCTAATTTCATTGTCAAATTCGTGGATCAGCCAGGACTTGCGTTTCTTGTAAATCTCCAACCGGACCTGAATATAGTCGACCAAAATCTCTTCCGGGCTTGCGTATTTTTTCACGGCTCCGTTTGGTCCTATGAGATACATATTCGAGGTGTGAATCGTCTTCGTCAGACCCAGGTCTTTGATGGGGTCCATTATGCCCGCCCCGGGCCAGATGCGAAAGTCGGGCGTCGTCTCGGTGGAGTGGTTCTCGAACTTTTGGATCGTTCCCTTCTCCAGTAAGTCGTCCAAGTGTTCCTTGAAATCCTGGATCCACTTTCCCGGGGGGAGTTCCGTCACGTGAAGCTGAGAGCCCTCCTTCTCCACCAGGCCCGACATGACCCACGTATGCTCCTTGGTCTTTGTAATTCGACCCTTGAATCCCTTGAAGTACGGAACCATAGGGACCATCGCAACCTGGTCCAGGGAACACAAGATGTTGTGCTTAATAGTCTCGAGATTATAAGGTGGAACATAACAACTGAAACCCGTTCCGATACCCTCGGCCCCATTCACCAGAATCATAGGAACGATCGGGGCGTAAAAGGTCGGCTCGACCTTTTGTCCATCGTCAAATACATAGTTTAGAACGGGCGAATCACTCGGATCGAAAATCTTGCGGGTCCAGGGCGCCAGGCGGGTGAATATGTACCTTGCACTGGCCGCATCCTTCCCGCCCGCCAGGCGCGTTCCGAACTGTCCCGAGGGCTCGAGGAGATTGAGGTTATTGGCCCCTACAAAGTTCTGTGCCAAGTTTACAATGGTTCCTTGTAGACTCGTCTCCCCGTGGTGGTACGCCGTCTGCTCGGCTACATATCCTCCGAGCTGGGCAACCTTCATGTCGGTCGTTAGATTCTTCTTCAGGCAGGCGTAAATAACTTTGCGCTGAGAAGGTTTCAGCCCGTCCGCGACGTGCGGAATAGATCGTTTGATATCCTCGGCACTAAAATTTGCCAGATCGCGATAGACAAAATCGGTCACCCCAAGAGTCTTAAGGGCCCCGTAAGGAACACCCTTTGGGGGGCTGGCCATATGGGTCGTGAGCCAGCCTTTTCGGTCGTCCGCATGAGCCTTGGCAAATGCCAATGACATCGACTCGTCCATTTTTGGATCAGAATTGAAAGAGACCGTTAGCCTCTCAATTTGTTTGAAATATTCCTTAGCCTCTGAACTCGTCGAAGTTCCCAGACCCTTGTAGTACTTTGTCCCTGTCGGGGGAGCGTCCTGCCCGGCCATCGCTTCCCGGAAAGCTTCCTCCGTAAAATACCACTGCTTTCCAGCCTTGATGACCGGAGTCACCATCGAGACCACAAAGCCCAATTCGATCAGGTTCGGCCAATAGACGTGAAACATATTCAGGACAAGGCCTTTGATGTGGCTCCCGTCCAGGTCCGCATCGGTCATGACCATCAGACGGCCGTACCGCAAGTCCCGAAGGGACGTGTAAACCTTTCCGTGCTGAAGTCCAAGAATCTTCTTCAGATTGCTAAACTCTTCATTATCGGTCACCTGCTTGATCGTCGCGTCCCGGACGTTTCGGGGCTTGCCCCGGAGCGGAAAGACCCCGTAGGCGTTGCGGCCGACGACGCTGAGCCCCGCGATCGCCAGCGCCTTGGCCGAGTCCCCCTCTGTTATGATAAGGGTACACTCATGGGACTTGTGGGTCCCGGCCCAGTTGGCGTCATCCAATTTTGGAATACCAGAGATGTGAGACTTTTTCGAACCATCCGTCTTCTTGAGCTCCTTGTCCACTTTGGCCGCCCCAAGGGCCACGAGCTCATCGTAGATTCCTGTTCCGAGAATGTCTTTGATAAACTTTGGCTTCATCTCTATAGCCTCGGTAATTCGCGAGGTGCACTCCGACTTTGTCTGACTTGAAAATGTCGGGTTGGTTATAACGGCCCGAACAAAGACGAAAAGCGTTCCCCGGGCCTGGTGCGGACGGATCGGTAGATTTTTTGTACTAAAAATACCATCCAGAACTTGTTTGACTACTTTTTCAACGTGCGTTCCACCCTTGTGAGTGCATATCCCGTTGACCCATGAACACTGCTGGAACCCATTTTTAGAATGACCTACGACAATGTCCAAGGACGTTCCGTCGGCCCTTTCGCCCGTGTGCATCTTGGCCAGAGAAGTTAAACCGTGCATACGGGCATAGTCTTCCAAAGAATTTACCTGGAGTAATTTTGAGTTAAAATATACTTGAGCCTTGCTACACCACATGGCCGCGTCCCAGGTTCTCTTCTCGGCCATCTCCCTAAAATTTTCAGATCCGAACCGGGTCCAATCCGGTGTGAATCCTATACGTACATAGGCCAGTTCGGACTTTGTCTCGATTATGGGTCGTTCACATTGACTCATGTTCTTGGTCCAAGTCTGACTGTAGACTTTTTTCCCATCACTAATTTTGATCCAAAATTTGGAGGAAAAGACATTGGCCAACTTGGCTCCGTACCCGTTTCGACCACCGGTCACCCTTTGCTCTTCGTCATTATAGTTTGAACTTGTAAGCAGGTGCCCAAATATGAGTTCGGGGATCCACAACGGGACCCCATCAGGGTCGCGTTCGGTTCCATGCGTTCTGATGGGAATCGGAACTCCTGAATTTTCGATCAAAATTGATCCATCATTGGACACATCAACTTTGATCTGTGATACCTTTCTGGGATGAAGAGAGTACTGATCTATGGCATTGACCAGAACCTCGTCAAATATTTTTACCAGTGCAGGTGAAACAACAGGATTAGAATTTTTGAACCCAGATCCGTCCCGAACCCAAGAGGCGGTTGGCTCAGGGGTGAGAGACCCGACATAGGTGTCAGGTCGTTTGAGAATGTGGTCAACATGTGAGAGGCGTTCATATTGCTGCATACTCATGTTAGGGGCCTAGCCTTTATTTTCCTCGCCAACTTTAGAATGGGCCTGAAGCAATCCAAGTTTGTTCCGGAGGTTCCGGTTCCCATACCGACTGATAACTTTGATACCTATGTGATAAATATGGACAAGAATAGAGCCCGTCTTGCCAGTTTCAGGTCGGAATACATCAAGACGGACCTGAGAACAAAACCATTTATTCGCTTTGCGGCCGTTAATGGGTTTCAACTGGGCGAACAAATAAAGGATATTGTTTCGTCAAAGGTCTGGCTCGGTCTCAATTTTTTGACCGAAACAAAAAAGCGTATAGGCCGCGATCAGTTGACTCCGGGAATGATCGGGTGCTACCTGAGTCATTATGGAATTTACAAAGACATCTTAGCCTCCGGAAAACCATATGCTCTCATTTTTGAAGATGATGCTAAAATCTATCCTTCAATATACCAAAATGTTATTCAGCATATTGAAGCCGGTTCTATTTTCCCACAAGATTGGGATATTATTCTGTTGGGTCATTGGTGTAAGAATTGCCAAGAGGCCGGAACGCCCAACTATAAAATACCCAAATATTTCTGGGGAACTCACGGATACATGATAAGCCGCAAGGGCTGTCAAGTTATGATGCAGTACAGAGAGCCCGAAATTACACTCCAAATTGATAGTTTTATTAGTTTGTTGAGTCAGAAGAATGTATTGAAGATTTATGCGACCCACCCGTCTTATGTTTCGACCTCTAATTTTGGAACCGACATACAACTTAATGTCACACCCGCAAAATAAGCGGACGTGGAAACACGTGGTCATAGAATCCGCCGAGTTGGAGTATTATGTGCGCAAAAAAGAAGAGGACAAAGTTTCCACCGACCGCCTTGCCGACGGCATACC